GCACAAAGTATGATTGTAAAGTTATCCCTTACAACTTTACTGCTCTTAGTACAAGGCACTCAAACTTTAAAAGCGATGTATCATTTAAAGGAGCAACAGTTCAAGAAATGCTACAAACTGGAGAAAAGAGTTTACAAGTAGTTATTAATCAACGTCTCCAGCAGATGAAGACTGACGGCTTATTAAAAGTTCCAGACGAAGTAGTTATATTATTTCCAACTAATACAGCGTCAGCTTCAACCGCAGCCGCGTCTTCTTCAAATACTGAATCAAAAGGGTCAGCAACTACTAGTTCGTCAAGTGGCGGTGGCGGTGGCGGAAAGGGAGAGTTACTTAAAAAATTGGGAATAGCAGAAAGTAAAATTAATAAAACGCTAGTACAACCCGACGGCGAATGTAATGCGTTAGGCAAAGCTAGTATGGGATTCGGCCTTGACAAAAAAGGAGATCCTTCATTTGGTAACGAAAGCACACAATGGGATCCTAAAAATAGAGTATGGGCTCGAGGAAATTCTACTAGTAATGTCAAAGAAGGAGAATTTAGATTTAGTCAGGATACTAATATTGTAAATGCTATTAATCAAGTACTAATTAGTAGCAATTTTCCAACAGAAACATTAGATGCTGGAAAACTTAGCCCAGAAGGAATGCGTGACTGGTGGATAATTGATGTTCAAACTTATCCAATTGACACTGATGAAAATGACGACTCCACTGGTAAAAAACCTAATTTGTTTGTCTATAGAGTAATGCCTTATAAAGTAAGTACTGCCTCTACAAATCCACCTAATACTGCTCCGCCTGGAATTAAAAATTTAAAAAAACAAGCAGTTAAAGAATACAATTATTTGTACACTGGAAAAAATACAGAAATTTTAAAATTTGATATTGAATTTAATATGAGTTTTTCAACTCTAATGGCGGCTGACGGATTAAAAAGATCTCAAGACGTTCAACTAGGAGCAAACCAGGGTGCTGCCGAAGTTAAAAAAAATGTAATTGATCCGCAACCAGATGGATCAAAAGTTGCAGCAACAGCAGGTGTTACTCCCACAACAGTAAGTTATTCGTTGACATCAACATCAACTGACAGGCTAGGCGGCGGCGGAGCTGATACGCAAGCAACAAGAGCGGCCCGTGTGTTCCACGACGCAATTACTAACGGTGTAGATATGATGAAATTGAATATGGATATCTGGGGAGATCCGTATTATATTGCGCAAAGCGGAATGGGTAACTACACTTCAAAGCCGTCAGCATTTCAAAATTTAAATCAAGACGGTACAGTAAATCATCAAAACGGAGAAGTCCACATTTCAGTTAAATTCAGAACTCCAACTGACATTAATCAAGGAACTGGCTTATATAATTTTGCCGGGACAACTTCCGCTCCAGTAGTTCAATGGAGTGGACTGTATCGTGTAATTATGGTAGTCAGCAAATTCGAAGGCGGCCAGTTCAAACAAACACTAACAGGAAATCGAGTAAAACAACAAGAAAATCCAAAAGAGGGAACGGCTTCTACTACGTTTACTACAAGTAATTCAAAACCAGACCCTAAAGATCCTTACGCAACAGGCGGAGCATAACATGTCAGTATCAGATGATCAGTCAACGGAAAAATCAGTCAACCCTGGCGATCAAGCGCCCCCGCGCCCCGGCCCGTTTTTAGCAAAAGTAGTTGGTAATCTTGACCAAGAGTACATGGGCGGATTAACAGTGCAATTAATGAAACCAGGCGGCAACGATGCGGTTGACGGACAAACAATCCCAGTTAAAATGTTAACTCCGTTTTATGGTACTACTGGTGTAGGCAATGTAGGCGTTGACCCCAACGACTATAATAATACTCAAAAAAGTTATGGTATGTGGTTTGTTCCGCCAGACGTAGGCACCATTGTTTTAGTATTTTTTATTGATGGTAATCCAAAATACGGCTACTGGATGGGGTGCGCTTTAGATGACGGTATGAATTTTATGCTACCCGGCATAGCCGCAACACAAGCAGTAGTTGAAGGCGGCGGCAGGCTTCCTGTGGCTGAATACAACAAAAAGTTACACGAGCAAATGTGTGTTGACACTACTAAAGTTAAAAAACCAAAACATCCGTTTACTTCAATATTGGAAATTCAAGGATTATTAAAAGACGATGTTCGAGGTATTACAACAAGTAGTGCCCGCAGAGATATTCCAAGTGCGGTGTTTGGTATATCAACACCAGGGCCCGTTGATAAAACTCCGGGATCAAAAACAGGCGATGTTGGGGTAAAAGATAATGTACAAAAAGGGGTGCCGGTTAGTAGACTGGGCGGAACTACTTTTGTAATGGATGACGGTGACGACAAGTTTTTACGTAAAACAAAAGCAAGTGAAGGCCCGCCGGTATATATGGCAGTTGAGCAAGGCGAAAAAGGTGGCGACGTAAAAATTCCACATAACGAGCTAGTACGTATTCGTACTAGAACGGGCCATCAAATTTTACTCCATAACAGTGAAGATTTAATCTACATTGGCAATGCTCGAGGTACAACGTGGATTGAATTAACCAGCAACGGAAAAATTGATATCTACGCAGAAGATAGTATTAGCCTACATACTAAACAAGATTTCAATGTAACAGCAGATAGAGATATTAATCTTACTGCTAGAGGAGTTATCAACCTAAATGCAACAGCAAATACTAATATTACTGGAGCCCAAGTTCAATTAAATCCACCCGTTCCTGCTCGTAAGGCTGGTAGAGTACCACAAGCTGAGCCGTGGGCCGGCCATGAAAATTTAGATCCAAAGGCAGCAACTCCTGATAAAACTAAAGGTGCTGCAACTGTAACTGCTCCGGCAGGCGGCGCCTATTATAACAAATATACAACAGCTACTGACACATTCAGTAAAATTAAAGGACCAGAATAATGAGTTCAAACGGAAATTTATATAGTAAAATATCATTACCGGCCGCTAATAGAGCCGAAGATATACGTCCTAAAATGTATAAAGGGTTTAGCACCCTTAGTGCTGACACTGAGAATTATAGTCTATATGACTTATCTTTAATACAGCAAGACTTGTTAAATCATTTTAATGTTCGACAAGGTGAAAGATTAATGAATCCAACGTTTGGCACTATTATATGGGATTTATTATTTGAACCGCTAACAGAAGATCTAAAAGGTTTGATTCTAGAAAACGTAAATCAGATTATTAACTATGATCCTCGAGTTACAGCCGATAATGTAATTGTTACGGCGTATGAAAGTGGAATTCAAATTGAATGCTTTTTAACCTACCTACCTTACAATATCAGTCAGAGTCTACAACTGCGTTTTGACCAGGAAAATGGCCTGTTGGCAGCATAATATACGTAGATAATTTTATTCAATAAATACAAGATATAGGATAAATCATGAGTTCAACCGATAGACAAAATAGGTTATTAGTAGCTGAGGACTGGAAGAAAGTCTACCAGAGTTTCAGAAACGCAGATTTTCAGAGTTACGATTTTGAAAACTTGCGCAGGACTATGATTGATTACATTCGTCAGAATTATCCCGAAGACTACAACGATTATATTGAATCCAGCGAATATCTTGCCCTAATTGATCTTATTGCTTTTATGGGCCAAAGCATTGCTTTCCGTGTGGACTTAAATGCCCGTGAAAACTTCTTAGAGCTAGCAGAACGTCGTGAAAGCGTTCTACGTTTAGCACGTATGTTAAGTTATAATGCTAAACGAAATGTAGCATCGTCCGGATTACTAAAAGTTGCCTCAATACAAACAACACAAAACGTTATTGATAGTAACGGCAGAAATTTATCAGGGCAAGTTGTTGCCTGGAACGATGCGTCTAACGATAATTGGTATGATCAGTTCATTAAGATAATGAACGCTGCAATGCCTAGTACTCAGCAATTTGGTAGTCCGTCTGATAAAGCAGACGTATACGGTATTCCAACAGAACAATATAGATTTAACGCATCTAATAACGACGTACCGGTATACGCATTTTCTAAGTCTGTTGGCGGCCGTAACATGAATTTTGAAATAACAAGCACAACGTTTGCTGGACAGAATTCTATATATGAAGAGCCACCTTCAGTTGGCAACAGAATGGCATGCGTATATCGAGATGACGGCCGCGGGCCAAGTAGTAGAGGATCAGGTTTCTTTTTTAATTTTACTCAAGGCTCATTAAATCAAGGGGCATTTACAATTAGCCAACCTAGTTCAACAGAGTCAGTTGATATCGATTCTACAAATATTAATAACAATGATGTATGGTTGTATAAGCTAGATCAATCGGGCCTTGAGACTGAAAAATGGTCAAAAGTGTCTAGTTTTGAAGGCAACAACATTATCTATAATAGTCTTAATAAAAACATCAGGAACATTTACGGAGTAGTTACTAGAGCTGGCGACGCTATTAGCTTAACATTTAGTGATGGCACATTTGGCAATCTTCCGTTAGGCACTTTTAGAGTGTACTATAGAATTAGTAACGGCCTTGCTTATACCATTAACACACAAGATATTCGTAGCGTAACTATTAACATTCCTTATTTTTCTAGTTCTAATCAACAAGAATCGTTAACAATATCATTAAGTTTAGCTACATCGGTATCTAATGCCGACATTTCAGAAACTAACGACAGCATTAAAGCTAATGCTCCGCAAACATACTATACACAAAATAGAATGATTACTGGAGAAGATTACAACATTAGTCCGTTGTCAGCTAGTACACAAGTAGCAAAAGTAAAAGCAGTTAACAGGACAAGTAGTGGTATTAGTAGATATTTTGATCTAGTAGATCCTACTGGAAAATATAGTTCTACTAATTTGTTTGCCACTGACGGCGTAATTTATAAAGAAGAATACAAGTCTCAAACAAGATTTAGTTACGCAAACAAAACAGATATTGAAGGCGTAATTTACAATAATGTTTTTGATATTTTAACTAGAAAAAATTTACGTAATTTTTATTATTCAAATTTTAATAATTTTATTACATCTAGTCTTAATATTTCTTGGTTCAATCGAACTTCTGACACAGGCATGTCGTCCGGGTACATTGGAGCAAGCGATGGTACTCCCTATAAGGTAGGTTCGTACACTAGTACTGATTTAAAATATTTTACAGTTGGCTCTTTAATTAAATTTATACCATCAGCTGGATACTATTTTGATACTACTAATAACAATGCGCTAGTTCAAATAACAACCCCAGCGGCCCCCGGCACTAGTTCATACATCTGGGCAGAAGTTGTGTCAGTAGTTGACGACGGCACAGCAGTAGGCACTGGCACACTATCAACGGGATTTGGTCCGTTAATGTTGAATCGAGTAATACCATCGGACTCAACAATGACACAAATTCTTCCAAAGTGGAGAACAGTAATAGACAGTACAGTTATTACTACCATGATTGAATTAATCTTTGCTAATAAACCGTTTGGATTACGTTATAGTAGTGTTACACAAACATGGCAAATTGTTTTTGAATCAAACCTTGATATAGTTTCACAATTTAGTCTTGGTAAACAAGGTGATCTATCTAACAAACAACAAGATGCTAGCTGGTTGTTATTGTTTACCACTGACAACGAGTTCTATACAATAACCAGTCGAGAAGAACAGTATATCTTTGAAAGTAACCAGCAAATTAGATTCTATTTTGACAGCGGCACTAAAATTTATGATAGCAGAACTAATTCTGTAGTTAAAGATACTATTAATATTTTAAGTATCAATACTCGTCCTGACGTTACAATACCTTTCACTCGTGATCAGGTATGGGATGTTGTTTCTGAATTTATTGGTCTAGACGGATATGTTGATACTAAAAAATTAATAGTAGCATTTGCTGATTCTGATGATAACAGTGTAGTAGACGATCCTGAATTGTTTATTAACATTGTTGCCCCAACTACTAGTCCAACTACAAAATACATTTTACAAGAAAAATATTTAATTAGTCAAGGGCAAGAAGATTATAGATATGTATCAAACGATGATAATAAAGTATTAGTGTTGCCAACAGATCCAAACGCATATGGATCATACGTTGATGGACAATATTTTTACTTTATTGATACCGGAGTAGTTAAAAAATTAAGTTTAACAACTGGTAAATTAACAGCTAGTTTAGATTATAAAGTATTTGTTGGCCGAGACAATTTAAAATTCCAATATACTCATAGTGCTGATTATGAATCAAGAGTTGATCCAGGATCAAGTAACGTTATGGATGTATTTGTGTTAACTAAAGGGTATGACACTACATTTAGACAATGGTTAAACGGTGCTAACATGATTAAACCGCTAGCACCTAGCTCAGACGAACTATACAATACAGTTGCGCCATCGCTAAATCTAATTAAATCTATTAGTGATGAAATTATATATCATCCAGTAAGTTATAAAATTTTATTTGGAACAACTGCTGATGAAGATGTTCAAGCTAGTTTTAAAATTGTAAAAAATATTGGGCAGGTATTAACTGATAATGATGTTAAAGCTCGAGTAATTACTGCTATGAATCAATTTTTTGCTTTAGAAAATTGGGAGTTTGGTGATACATTTTATTTTACAGAGCTAGCAACATATATAGTAAATCAACTAGCACCTGATATTTCTAATTTTGTAATTGTGCCTAGACAGTCTGGTTTAAACTTTGGTAGTTTGTTTGAAATTAAATCAGCAACAGACCAAATTTTTATTAATGGCGCAACAGTTAACGACATTGAAATTATTTCTGGAATTACGTCAAGTACAATTAAATCAGTAAGTGGCACAACAGTGGCATCAACAACGACATCTCAACAGACAATTACAAGCTCAACATACGGATCAACAAATGGCTGATAGCATTAATCCAAACAAAAATAAAGTTTCTAGTTTCCTTCCAAGATTTTATAGATCCGATTCAAACAAGAAATTTACGCAGGCCACTCTTGACCAGCTAGTACAACCCGGAATGGTAATTAAAGATAATTTAGATAATGTAACATTTTTTAAAGATTATATTGACTACATTAATCAAATTGATGTGTTTGGCGGCAACGTTAAAAATCATGCTCGCCTAAATAAACAAGAATTTTATTCATGGGATCCTCATCTCGAATGGGATAAGTTTGTAAATTTTCAAAATTACTATTGGCTCCCTTACGGCCCTGACGTCATTGCTATTGCCGGGCAACAACAAAAGATTGAAAGTACGTATACTGTCACAGTAGAATCAACCGGTGATAGTTTTCAATACGTGTTTACTCCTGACGGATTAACTCGTAATCCAACAATCAAATTGTTTAAAGGGCAAACTTATAAATTTGAAATTAATAGTCTAGGAAACCCTTTTAGTATTAAAACTGTTAGATCCCCCGGTACATTAGACAGATATAACACATACGGACTAGATGGCGTAGCTGTTGAAAACGGAACAATTACCTTTACTGTGCCTACAGATGCGCCAGACGTTCTATATTATGTTAGTGAATCAGATATTGACCTTGGCGGAGTTTTTCAAATATTTTCAATTACTGAAAATACAAAAATTGATGTTGAAGCAGAAATTATTGGCAAAAAGAACTACACATTAACTGACGGTACTGCTCTTAGTAACGGCATGAAAGTAAAGTTTATAGGCGGGGTTACTCCAGAGTCATACGCATCTGACGAATACTATGTTGAAGGTGTAGGCACGGCCATTATTTTAATCAAACAATCTGAGTTAGCACTAATCAGCACATATACACAATCTGAATCAATCTTATTTGATTCAACTCCTTTTGATAATATGCCGTTTAGTGATGCTACGGCCTTTGCCGGAACACCTGATTATATTGTTATTAACAGAGCAAGTCTTGATAAAAACCCGTGGAGTCGATATAATCGCTGGTTCCATAAAGATGTAGTTAATACTAGTGCAGCATTTAATAATAAAATACCGTCACTTGACCAAACGGCACGAGCAACCCGGCCAATTATTGAATTTGAAGCAGGCATAAAATTATTTAATTTTGGACTACAGACAATTGCCGACATTGATTTAATTGATACATACACCCCTGACGTATTTTCTACAATTGAAGGATCGTTTGGGTACAACGTTGATGGAGTGCCGTTAGTACAAGGTCAGCGAGTGTTGTTTACTGCTGACATTGATAGTTATGTAAAAAATAAAATTTATAGAGTAGAGTTTCTTGACGTATTACATCTTAATACCGGGAGTCGTCAATTACACCTTGTGTTAGAAACTGAACCTACGCTAAATGACGTTGTGCTAGTTAAACAAGGCACATTAATCC